TCAGAATGAGTAAAGAAGGAGAGAAATGTTTATACAAGAAGGGATTCGGCACATGAGGCACGCTCTGATACCAATAGAGTCCTTCGATAAACAGGGACGGCATACGCACAAGTGTGAGTTCTGTGATGGCGAAGCACTCTGCCAAGACACATTCTACTTGCGCTCTAAAGATCCGAAGATAGGTGATACGGTTCTGTGTCGGACGTGTGCTAAAGTAGACAAGATGGACGTAATCTTTCCAGATCTGCCAAGACTATTAGAGATTGGCAGTAACGTCACAGATGAATACGGTCTCTATAAATACGGCCTAGTCCTGAGAGGAGCAGAGTAGCCTATGACTACAGAACAACTTATCTCGGTACTGATATTCGCACTTGGCCTGCCGATGATAGCGGCACTGCAAAGCATCTGAAAATAGGTGCAGAAAAGGAGGAGACAAAAAATGGGAACATACGATACACTTAATCTGCCAAACACTCCGGCGGATGGAGAACAAGTCAAACTCTGGTATTGTGAGATGATAACTTATAAACCTGGGGATTATGTTCCCTTCGACAACCCACTGTCAGAGACTTATGGCGTAGTCTGTCAAGGCGGAGGTGTTGCCGTTGTCAGAGACGGCAGACTTATAGGATGGACTCCTTGGCCTATGGAGAAGATGCTCTTGTTTGACAAGTGGGGTCGTACATGGGAAGAAAGTATAGCCAGGGCAGGGATGTTCGGTTCGCCATATTTTCACAGTTCCGAGGAGTACAAAGAATGGACAGCTAATCCAGAGTCTGTTGAAGATCTACTGAAAGAAAAGGCGCGTATAGTTCAAGAGATGGGTCAACAAATCCTGGATGATCAGATACGGGCAGAGCGAGCTGCATATCCAGAAGACTGAGAGATAATCAGTTAGATGTGTGGTAAAAGGTGCCGCTGCGGTCATCGTCATGGTCTACATAGCAATGGAGAAGGGAGGTGTTCTGCACATTACGACTTAGATGAAGATACCTGGGAAATCGTCAGAGAACATCGGTGCGACTGTTTCAAGTACAAGGAGGCGAAGATACAATGAGCGCGATAGCAATCTGCGAGATCTGTCAGATGCGTAGGGATTGTAAGAAAATAGGGGCACATTACATCTGTCTTAAGTGTCTCTCTGTCTACGACGACATACGGATAGTAGTTCTTGAGTCTCTAACTTCTGAACAGAGAGCACAAGCGACGCAGATACGAGATGGATGGCAGATACCATGAAAGGAGAAAAGTAGATGAGAAGTGGAGACTTGCATTGTCAGCGATGCAGAGCCTATATTGGCGTTAATAAGCGGTGCTGGTCATGTGGGAAGAAGCAGATATAAAAGGTCGATATACAGATAAGCAGAGGTAGGTGCAGCAGATAAAGGAGAGAGAAAGGAGGTATGGCATGACTAAATACAACTGGAAACTAATTCGTATCTGTTATAAGTGTGGGCGAGAATATGAGCAGGATATAGATAACTATGTGCAGTGGACTGCCTTTGGTGGTAAGCTAGTTATACCAGATCTTATACTAAAGCAGCCTTGGCCCTGCTCAGACTGTCAGCTTATTGATACCAAAAGACGCAGAGTAAAGAAAGAAAAGAAGAATGTCCAAGTATAAAGTAGGATGCTTCTGGCAAGTAGGAGGATACATTATAGTTGAAGCTGGTAGTAAGGATGAAGCTATTGAAGTGGCAACAAGTAGCACCTTCGATCTTCCTGATAATACTCTATATGTTGAAGGTAGCTTCGATATAGATCCTGACTCAGTTATAGAGATAGGAGAAGAGGATGCCACGTAAAACCAAAACCCAGAAGCTCGCAGATCGACTAGAAATAGTATCGTCGAGCACCTGGAGCCAGGATTCTCTAGAAACTCTAGGCATCACTATCGATGCTATTTTCGCTGTAGCTGTAAATGGGAAGGGGTATTCAGATGGCGAGACGCCCGTAGAATATATCTTCGCAGAGGAGATACAAAATAAGGTAAGGGTTCTCTTGGAAGAGATGCTAGGGACTCAGTTCGGGTCACAGGTTAGATGTAAAAGTTGCGCCGTTGACCTAACCTGTATTCGCCGACAAAGCAAAGACAAGTCTTTTGCCTTATGACAGAGTAACTAAAATCAATCGGTAAGAAGGTTAGACACAGTAAAGAAACAAAAGAGTTATGTTAGAGAGGAGAATCCAGTGAGCGCAACCAGGATACTGGAGAGTAACAGAGTCATAGAAGCGAAAGAAGCAGTGGCCAGAGTGTTCTTTGGACGCTCTAAAAACGACGGCGTTTGTATTACTTGCGGGAGTTTTAGAGTCTTGGAGAGAGACTTTAGAGACGCTCTAAGTCGTAAGGAGTACAGATTAAGTCGTATGTGTCAGACGTGTCAAGACGAGTTCTTCGATTATACTGACGCGCTTTAAATCTGTATTCTAGGTGCAGAGTTCAAGTCTATGCTAGATACAAAGGGTTATAGTAAAGGAGCAATGATTGTCAAGTGGCTAGAGCCTAACCTAGCAGGCGCTAAGTTAAGAAATAGGGCGTCTAAATTGCTAAAAATACTTGACACTGGCTGCCTATGTGGTATGATTAGAGAGTCAAAAGAGTCGGGTAAGGAAAGGAGTCTCAGATGGACGAAAAGGTAGCAGCAATTGCAGAGCGGCTAGCAAAGCTGAGTCCCGAAGCGCAAGAGGCTGAGCTGTCAAAGCTAGAGCGTAACGTCACGAAGCTCGAAACTAAGCGACAGAAGACTGTCCTTGATACGCACAAGGCTGGTATCGCCAGTCATGTCGTTCAGACAGTTCAGCTCTACTGCCAAGAGAAGAAGCTGGATATCAATACTATTCTTCCCTTGAACATGAAGGTAACTCGTTCGGAAGATGGTAAGGGTATCGAAGGTTCTGTAGCGGGTAGAGGCAAATCTGCTGGTGGTGGAAACGGAACCAGAGGCGAATCATTCTTGAAGGCTGCTGGCGTTGCAGAGATTAAGCTTAACGGCAAGGCTATCAAGCGCACGGCAGAGATTCAGGTCTTGCGGGATATGTATGGTGAGGATAAGGCTAAGGAGATGACGGGTAGAGCCAGTGCTCACACAGTTACTACGAAGCCTGAAGTCATTGCAGATATCAGGAGGGCCGGATTCGTCGCCATCATGGAAGATGGGAGCGAGAAGCCTCTGGTGGATGTCTACAAAACTAGCTAACCAGTAAACCAGAAGTATAGCCCGACTCTAGCATAGAACTAGAAGGGGTTGACAGAAATGTCAGCCCTTTCTTTTTCGCCTTTAAATATACAGAAAAACAGTTCAAGGTATACAGAACAGATAAGATATACAGAGCAGTCCAGAGCAGCGTTCAAGATAAACAGAAAAGCAGCGAAAGCGGTTCAAGCAGAAAAGAAGAGGTGCAGGCGCGTCCAGAAAAGCAGTTCAAGGTGCAGCAGAACGATACAGTAAAACAGAAAAACAGATGGTTGCGAGCAGGTGGGTTAGATAAGAAGAAAAGAAGATATGGGTGCAGGCAGACAAACAGACCGTCTGCACTAGAACAGATGCCCGAAACAGGCGTCCTGAAAAGGCTTGACCGAGCCGGCAGATCTTGGTATAATGACTATGGACGGACAGACGCCCCTCGCGGGGCTTTCAGAAAAGGAGGACGGAATGCAGAACGAAGCCCACACAAGGCCGAAGAGGTATCTGTATGGGCGCGATGTGGTCTACTGTCCCTGGACGTGCCTGGACGAGACAGTGCTTTCAGACGGTTCTTGTTCCGGCTGTAACCGCGACCTAGACCTAGACGCGGTGTTCGGCAAGATGGGAGTAGTTTTTCAGAGCTATCCTGTTGGACGAGAGATCGCCTCCCTTGTAACGAGAAGTGCCCGCATACATCTCAGGAAAGGAGCATGATGGACGAGAGAGATATCCAGATGATGGGTAACGCGGACTTGTGGCCCGCGTGGCCCTGGTTGCCCTTAGTGAGTAGGGAACCGGAAGAAAGCGGAGATCACATCTTGGGTCTACTTCCCGCCGATGGCACCTTCTTGGTTTCGGAAGGCAATCTGTTCGCGAAGCCCGCCGTGAGACTGAATGCTCGAACGTGGGTCTACGCGACGGCGGAAGACCTACTCAGTGAGTGGAGGGTGGACTAGAGATGCAGTGCGCGGCTTGTGGGCAAAGAATAAAAACAGGTGGTGTCTGTAAATGCGGTATCGAGTGGCACTGGTGCCGTAAACATCACTGCTTCTACGCCAAAGAATGCAGACACTGCGAAAGGGAAGGTTAAATGCAGAGCATCGCATACGCTCTGGGCTATCTACTCATCGGTAGCATGACCTTTGGACTGATCTACATGATTACCCAGGTGCTGCCCAGGTAAGAAGATGGCGAAGTCAAAACAGCGCCGATGCGTCCGCTGCTTACAAGTCTACTCTGCCGCTCGTGCGGCGGGTAAGTGTCCAGCGTGTTGTAAGAAAACCAGATAATACCAGAAAAGGTCAGCGTCTCCGTCCACGCTGGCCTTTTCTTTTGCCCTTTAAAAACAGATAAACAGAATGGTTCAACTATCTATACTAAAGCAGATAAACAGAAAAACAGGCGCGATTCAAGTAAGAAATAGAAAAGAAGAAAAGCAGAGAAGCAGATGGGTGCATACCAGTAAAGAAGATTAACAGAAAAGCAGACGTGGGTGCAGTCAGATAGCCAGCGCGTTCAAGATTAACAGTAGGTGCAGAAAAACAGATCGCGGTTCAAGTATAGAATAGGTGCAGATAACGAGAGAAAAAGAACCATAGAAGATGTCTATGTGGCCGATAGATATTATCTATAACGCTTCTGCTTGACATAATCCTGCTTGACATAACGTTACAGGTGCAGTTATAGAAATTATCTATAACTACCATAGAAGATGTCTATAGGTGCAGCGATAGACGTATTCTATAGTGTACCATAGACACTAAGAAAGTGTACCATCTACACTAACATATTGACATAACCCTATTTTACACCTACGTTATGGAAACAACATAAACAATTAGAGACAAGTGAAGGATATCACAATTAACCTATATCGTAGCCAAAAAAACCGAATCTAGATAGGGATTAAGGGATAGTAGAACAAATTTTCGGTGCAGTTGAGCGCTTATTTTCTTGACAACATTTTCCCTACCATGATATGCTAAGGGCGTCGGTAAGAACGGATAGAGACCCCTACAACGGGGTCGGAAAGTAGGTGACAAGTGACCGAGACAAGCAAGGCCGATACTCTACGAGCCAAGATGGCGAAGGACGCGGCCACGCTCGCCTCGTTGGAAAAGGCCGAAGCGAGTGTTGGCATTCTCGCCAAACTCACAACCCTAATCCGTGGGTCGAAGCGGATCATGGCCACTCTTAACGAGGTTGCGGCTCCGGTGTCGATAGAGCCGGATGGGACAGCCACGCTACCGGATGGCAAGGGCCAAAGGGCGAACGGGGAACGGGTCTCCCAATTGCTTTACCCTGTCCGCAATTGGGTACACAAGGACGTGAGCCTTGATACCCCTGTTCTCACGAAGGCAATGGCTGCAGCCCGTGACATCGACCCCTCCGGCGACCTACGCTCGCTCTATCACAAGGTCAAAGCGGATGGAACAACCTATCCGATAAGCCCAACCGTAGTAGCGGGAATGGCCGTTTACCGGAAGGCGTTTGCGGATGCCGCTATAGTTGGTGAGTGCGAAGACGGCGTGACGCGACCGGCGAATGACATCATCCCGCCACGCAAGGGAATACCGCCTGACATGGTGACGGCTCCTCGGCTTGTGGGAACGGCAAGCGAGAGAGCGCTTGTTGCCGCGGATGTGGCGAAGGCGGATAGGATCGTCATGCAGAGGAACGCGAAACAACCGCGACGTGTGAAGGCCGCCAACAGGCCGCTCCCGATAGCCAAGTAACCAAGTAGTCTAGAGCCGTGCATCCACCGACAATGCACGGCTCTACTTTTCCTCTTGAGTTAGTGTTAAGAATACACTAAGAGAAACAGAGACGCCTTTAAATTAGTAGAGACGAAGGGACTCTCTTAACCCATGCTAACCCTTCGTCGCGAAGCCGACCTAACTTTCCAGATAAGCAGACGCTAATGCCGAAAATTGCGCGATTCGGGTCATAGGGGTTCTTAGTCTCTCCTCAGATGCATAACAAAAAATCGCCGTTTCAGACTTCACGAACATCAGTGCTACCTGTGTCACTTAATGGGGCGTTTCTGGCGAAGAAGAGAGGCCAGATGCGCTCTAAACATCTGGTCTCTTGCCCTCCCCTCTGAGTGAGCCTACCAGTCATCAGAGCTTCGGGTCAGTCGGGTAAGGAGGTTGCCCAATCTAGCTTTACCACGGATTCTAGCCTTTGTCAATACCTTTAAGAGAGAGATATGAGGTGACGCCTACAACGACGCCTATATAGTATAGGAAGGCGCTTGACAAGTGAGCCGTATTGAGGCACAATGGGATCGTGGCTCTATCTATATCTCCAGACAAAAAGACGGGTGGCAAAGCCATAATGAGTTTTGTCAAAGACAGAGAACCTGTCTTCGATGAAGAGTCTGGCACTTTCGTCTGTGGTGAGAAAATTCGTGTCGGCACTACTAACTCTGTATGTAAGAGGACTCCTATAGCACCACGTTGGCGCTGTAAACTTCATGGTGGTGACTGGAAGCCAACTAATAAGGCCCTGGCTGTTCAGAACGGCGAGAATATCTATACAGTCAAGGGTCTCTGGAAAGGCTATCATAATATCCATCAGAACTTAGTTCAGCATCCTGAATTGATCGAACAACTCTATTCTGTTGATCTTGGCGAAGAGCTTGCTATCTCTCGTATAGTTGTCGCTAACTTGCTTAAAGGTGATAATGGCGAACTCGAATATGCCGATAAAGAACTACAGCTAAAGGCTCTTCAGCTCGTAGCTAAGATAGCTAAGACTGCTACAGAGATTCAAGAGAAACAGGCACACGTAATTAAAGAAGAATTCATGAACGGTATCATAGCTGCCGTTATTCATGCCTTTACTCGTGCTAACTCGTATAGCCGGCAATCAGACAGAGCGCGAGTATTTGTCTCAGAATTTGCATCTGTTCTACCTGGAAACCAGAAACTCGACATACCAGAACCCGAAGAGGCACCCTTTACAGAAAAGGTAATCGCTGATGACTGAGATATCAGATAACTCAGCAAGCTATCTTGCTAAGATGCTCGAAAAGGGTCTGTCTGGCGTCATAGACAGAGATAAACCTGATCTTTTAGAGTGGACATATAAAAATAGGCTAATTAATAACTCTGAGGTAGTTCTGCCACCTTCTCAAATAGCAATATATGAGGATATGTCACCTGAAGTTATTGTTATGAAGGGCACGCAGATATTTATCTCTGAGTATCTCGTCAATCTTTCTCTCTGGTCACTTGATACTAAGCATGGCGAACGCGGCAACGTCATGTATATTATGCCGACACAATCCCAGATAGACGATTTCTCTCAGTCCCGATTTGATAAAGCAATAGAGGAGTCCCCGTTTCTTAGAGATAAGTTCGAGAAGTCTGGTCTACGAAATCAGGTTAACAGGACACGCCTGAAGCGTTTCAAGGGCAGCTCTTTACATATGAGAGGTTCTGATACAACCAAGCAGCTTATCTCTGTTGATGCTGATATCGTTATAGATGATGAAGTGGACTGGTTTTCTAGTGATACAGTAGAGTGGTCTAAAGAGCGTCTTGGTTCTGCTAAATTCCCGCTCTTTAGGGCCGTCTCGAAACCCACATTTCCAGAGCAGGGCATACATCAGATGTTCCAACAATCTGATCAACGTGAGTGGCATATTAAGTGTCAATCTTGTAACCATTGGCAGGAAATAGATTGGTTCAAGAGTGTTGAAATCAAAACAGATCATAATAATGTCGCTACAGATGCAGTTATGGTTTGCTCCAAGTGTCGCAGGCCCATAGACAGACTCAGTGATGGCGAATGGATAGCTAAATACCCTACACGTCCTCTGCATGGCTATCATGTCTCACGCTTAATGTCACCACTAGCTAATTTAACGAAAATGGCAACAGACTCTCTAGCAACTTATGATATACCTAAGATACAGAGTTTCTGGAACTCTGGACTTGGATTACCTTATGCCCCTAAAGGTGGGCGTCTTGAAACATCAGAGCTTCATTACGACAGTAGCCTCTCGCTTTTTCCAGCTCAAGAAGGCTTCGGCGGTGTAGATGTTGGTTCTAGACTTCACGCTGTCGTCGTAGAACGCTACGAAGATAAATGGGCTGTTCGTCAG